TATATCTGGTCAAGGTCGCTGTCCATCAGGTCTATATCTTCTAGCGCGTGTTTCGCCTGTGTCAAGAAGGCACGGATTACCGTCGTCTGTGTGATCTTGGCGCGATACAGTTCCCCGCTGCCGTCACAGTCGTGACAGTGACCCCAGTCCTCGACATCCCCGTCCCGTATGTACGAGACCTTGCCGTAGCCACCGCAGTGCCAGCAGTGACAAGATTCGACATGATTTTCCATCAGCAGTAAATCCTTTCCATGATGCCGTTGACTGCGTGCCACATGATCCACGCGATGCAAGCCATACAGGCAAGGCGTATTACGTTGTCCATGAACGGGTCTTTCGCCGGGTCTGTCTCCATCCAGCATGTCAAGATCGTCCTAATCATGTTCACCCCCATTGCCTCTACCCAGCCCACCAAAATACTGCGGCTTACGCTTGGCAGTCTCGAACACGCCGACTGTGATAAAAATACCAGCCAACAAGATTGCGTGAACGAGCGCACTGATGCCGAACACGACAATCGATCCCACCCACGACGAGAACACGATACACCACATCCACGCAAGAACTTGCATAATCATGTGCCGGGTGTTTACGTCGGGGATGTTGGACAGCGGGTTCTTTGCGCTGTCCATCACCAGTTGATACAACCTAGTCATCGCTCGGCACCTCTTCTGCGTATACATAGGGGCGATACCACATTTTGTTACCTTCATCGTCAACCTGCGCGGTAAACTTGAGCGTGTGGTGCAACAGATGTTGTAGATACTCTAGCTTTCCTACGTCAGACATCCAGATGTCGTGGCACTCGTGTATGTTTTCGATAATGCTACGCAGATCATTGTGTGCCTTCAAAAGCTGACGGCGGTCGTCGTCTTTTACGATTACTTCCATGTGCTTGTCTCCTGTTAAAGATATGTAACCCATACAGATAACATCTGTGACTGTCAAACAAAAAAAAAACGGGGCCAGTTCGAAAACCAGCCCCGCTTGCAGTTTAGGGAGGAGAAAATCCCCTACGAGATTGTCACCTCGTAAGGTACACACAGTTTAAGCACAGGCTCCTTCCACTTGTCAAGCCACATTCTGCAATCCCTGTGATTTTTTCCGACATATAGTGTCACCCACTTAGGATAATCGACACAGTGTCGTGAACGAACAAGCTTCTTGTCAGTCTCCCCCAGACGGACAGAAGACATCGGAGCGATGACCTCGTGTCGTCCCCTTTTCGATACGACATGTGGCAGCAGTGCTGTCCCTTTTCTATTCTTGAAAAACTTCATTATCTTCCTCTTCAAATGCTTCAATGTAAATGTCGATAGCCTCTCTTATGACATCTGACACAGCGAACTGACCCAGAGAACTAAGCTGTCCCTGTTCTGCTATTTCAGATAACTTCTCATACTGCTTGACCGTCATGAGTAGATTGTATGTTTTTGTAGGTTCATCAATCTTTGGTGGTCTTGGCATCTCGTACCTCTTTTGTCACTCGCTTAGTTTCTTTGTCACGACGTTTGTCAGGGACTATCCTCTTACCTAAACCTCTTAATGATTTAGCTACAGGATTGTTTCTATTATGTTTTTTCATATTATACTCTCCCCTCAATATTCGTGTCAATACAAAAATGTCATTGACGCTCTTATTACTGTACTGTAACGTGTATGAGATTTCAACATTTGTGAGGATGAAAACTGTGAATCACTCTTGGCTTGTCGGCTATGTCGAATCACTCGCCATAACTCCGATGACACAGTATCGATCCGACTGCCCAGTCTGTGATGCGAAGGGAACATTCAGTGTCTCCGATACAGGAACGATGCGTCTGTTTCATTGCTTTCACGCAGACTGCGGCGTGCGTGGTCGAACTAACACCGTATTATCTCCTGACACAGCACTTGAAGTGTTCAAAAAACGACAAGAGAAGAGTGAGCCGGATGCGCCGTTCGAAATCCCTCACACTTTCGTCAGTCTCTCTCGTAAGCTAGAGGCAGAATCGTATGTGAAAAGCGTCAATTCTTACGATGCTTACTTGCAGGGTCTAGCAGACCTGCGTTACGACTTCAAGAAGAACCGTGTCGCGTATCTGGTAAAGCACGGCGGACGAGTGGTTGACGCAGTAGGAAGGAGTATAGATGGGAGCGTTCCTAAATGGTATCGCTACGGAAATAGCGGATACCCTTTTGTATGTGGCACACGATCCACTGCTGTTCTTGTGGAAGATTGCGCTAGTGCTTGCTGTGTTGCACCGATGCTGACGGGGGTGGCCTTGTTAGGCACGAACCTGCTGCCCCGTCACGTCGATGTCCTGAAGACTTTCGACAGAGTATTTGTGGGCCTCGACAAGGATGCAACGGACAAGGCGGTTGACATCGTTCGGGTGCTTAGAAATTATGTGCCGACTAAAATCATGGTGCTTCGCACTGACTTGAAAAATATGGAAGGAGAAGACTTACATGAGTTCTTACGATCCTATGTCGATTGACAAGCAAGTTCTAGGGTTCTGCCTCGCGGCTGAATTCTTTTCTAAGGTCAGCAATATTGTGACGCGAGATATGTTTATTCGCGAGATGCGTGACGTGTTCGACACGATATCTTTTTCGCACACAAAGTACGCGAAGGACCTGACCGTCGGTGAGTTGTCAACCCTCTTCAATGATCGTAATCCGGCTCTGCCTGACAGCAGTCGGGAACGCGCACAAGAACTCATCTTGAGTTTGGAAACGGGCAACCCCGACAACATAGAGCTACACATCGATATCGTAAATAACTTCTGGCTGCGTGATCGCGCTCGTCAGATAGGCGAGAAGGCGCTGTCAATTTTTACAGGTGAAAGCGAGGAATTCGGTGAGTTGCGTCAACTTATTGACGCGGTAGAGGACGGTCGGATTTCTGACAAGACCACATACAGTGTCGTAGATGATGACTTGATAGAGTTGCTAGAGAACCACGCAGGACCTAAAGACTTCCCTTTTGAGTTTGACCTGATCCGGGAGAAGATCGACGGCTTGGATCGGGGTAACTTAGGTATCCTGTTCGCTCGTCCAGAAGTGGGGAAGACTACGTTCTGCTGCTTCCTTGCCGCGTCGTACATTCGTCAGGGTTTCAAGGTGACTTACTGGGCGAACGAAGAACCGGCACCAAAGATTAAACTTCGTATGATTCAGAGTTACTTCGCTATCACGCGGGATGATATGGTGCGAGATAAGGTAGCTCTGTTGGAGCGTTACAAAACCGAGATAGCACCCTATCTTACAATACTCGACTCTGTGGGCACCTCTATGGAAGAGGTCAGCGAATACGCCAAGCTCAATCGTCCTGACATCATGTTCATGGATCAGCTAGATAAGTTTCGCATCGGTGGTGAATACAACCGTGGCGACGAGCGTCTCAAGGAGACATACGTTCTTGCCCGTGAGATAGCTAAGCGTAACGACTTACTTGTGTGGGCTGTCAGTCAAGCGTCGAATGACGCACATGACCGTCAATTTATTGACTACTCTATGATGGACAATTCGAAGACTGGTAAGGCGGGTGAAGCAGATATCATCTTCGGTATCGGTAAGACGGGTTCTAGTGACACAGCCAACATCATACGTCATTTATGTATATCGAAGAACAAGCTCAACGGCTGGCACGGCATGATAAACTCTCAGATCGACATAGATCGCGGAGTTTACTACTGATGTATTCTATCTACAAGCAACAGCGTCGGAAGCACTGGCTGAATCTTTACAAGATGAAGAAGCGGTGTCAGAAGTGCGGCTACAACGCCAACCCGTATGCCCTACACTTCGATCACGTTATCTTCCCTAAGTTCATGTCGATATCTAAGATGACGAAAAAATATAGATTGACACGGCTGTTCGAGGAGATACGGAAGTGTCAAGTCTTGTGCGCTAACTGTCACGCTGTTAAGTCTTGCACGGATGAGAGGAGTAAGTATGATTACGACGAGTGACATGAATGTCATCACGTTCGACGTGGAGACGACACACATCGAAAAATCGAGTGGCGGAACTACAGCACTGCCGTACTTTGGCAACCAGCTAGTGTCCATCGGCTATAAGCCTCTGCGAGCTAATGTAGTGTATGACTGTTACTATCACTCTGCAGAGGAGCAAACAGAGGGCGCTTATCATCGCTTTCAGGCCGTCCTTGACAAGTGCGACGTCTTGATAGGCCACAACATCAAGTTCGACTTGCAGTGGATACGGGCCTGTGGTTTTGAGTACGAGGGAGATATCTATGATACGATGGTTGCAGAGTATATTCTATCGCGAGGACAGGGCTGGCCTCTTAACCTATCTGCTGTTGCAAGGAAGTATGGTGGAGTGCAAAAAGAGAAAGACTTGGTTCAACCGTATCTTGATGCCGGTCACACGTTTTATGAGATACCGTGGGAGATCGTGAAAGAATATGGTGAGATTGACGTCATAGCCACAGAGCAGGTTGCTGTGAGTCAACTCGAAGAATTCGAAACTACATTTGAGGAGATATACCGTGTCAAAGAGCCTAGTGCCCACGTTGAAGCTGTCGCTTGAGATGACGAATGTTTTGTCTCGCGTAGAGCGGAACGGACTGCGTATAAATCTTGATACCCTAGAGCAGATCAGGGAAGAGTACACCCGCGAGATGGAGGAGCTAGAAGAGCGCCTCAATGACATGGCACGAGAAGCTATGGGGGACACGCCTGTGAGCTTGACTAGCCCTGATGACCGCTCGATGCTTCTCTACTCTCGAAAGGTAAAAGATAAGAAGGAGTGGCGTCGCGTGTTCAACTTGGGCATGGAGCAGCGAGGCGCTACGATGAAACCGAAACAGCGCACACGCATGTCACGGGGCGAGTTCAATCAGACTGTGCGTCGGATGACGGACGTCATGTACAAGACACGGGGCGAGCAGTGTCCTAAGTGTGGTGGCTTTGGGCGCGTGTCACCCACGAAGAAAGACGGCACCCCCGGAAAGGCAATTCGTATCTGTAAGACGTGCGGCGGCACAGGCATACTCTATGTGCCTAGTAACACAGTTGCAGGGTTCAAGCTGGTGCCTACAGACTCTTACGACGTGGCTACCGCCGGTTTCAAGACAGACAAGAACACACTAGAGATGCGTTCGTCCGACTTGTCAGGTGATGCTTTGGAATTCGTAACGGCTTACACACGCTACAATGCTCTTCGCACATATCTCAGCACATTCGTAGAGGGGATCAAGAACAATGTGGACAAGAAAGAAATCATCCATCCGGAATTCATGCAGTGTGTTACGGCGACGGGTCGCCTTTCGAGTCGCAATCCTAACTTTCAGAATATGCCGCGTGGAAATACCTTCGAGATACGGAAGGTTGTCGAGAGCCGCTTCGAGGACGGTCTCATCCTTGAGGGAGATTACTCACAACTTGAGTTCCGTGTGGCGGGATTTCTAGCGAAGGATGCACAGGCTTACCTCGACGTCGAAGAAGGCACGGACGTTCACAGTTATACCGCTAGCGTCATAGGCTGCACACGGCAACAAGCTAAAGCCCACACGTTCAAGCCTCTGTACGGTGGTGTCAGCGGCACGGAGTCCCAGAGACGCTACTACTCCGCCTTCAAGGAAAAGTATGAGGGTGTCACCGAGTGGCACGACAGGCTGCAGCGCGAGGCAGTTGAGAAGAGGTACATCACTCTGCCGTCCGGGCGACAGTACGCTTTTCCTAACGCTCGGTGGACTCAATATGGGACGGCGGTAGGACGCACTAACATCTGCAACTATCCGGTACAGGGCTTTGCCACGGCTGACTTGTTACCAGCAGCGCTCGTCCGTCTAGATAAATTATTTCGTGCTGCGGACTTACGATCTATCATCTGTAACACCGTACACGATTCGATTGTCATAGACGTGCATCCACAAGAAAAAGACGTATGTATCAAGCTCATGCGTGAGGCTATGCTTTCACTTCCACAAGAAACTATGGAGCGTTACGGCTTTCGATACGACATGCCGGTTGGTATCGAACTAAAGATAGGTAAAAACTGGCTTGACTTACACGACGTTTAGATGTAAGATCATTTTACAACCCCTGAACAAAGGAGTATCAGGAATGTTAGGGACAAATATGGTAAGTGTTTCGAACGAACTCGATCAGATCGCCGCAGCGTTCAATAGCGATGATACTGAAAAACTTATGGAACTAACCGGACAAGGCTCCGGTAGTTCTGAGAAGAGCGGTCCTCCACGCTTGAGCATCAACTATGATGTAGCTACGGAAGACGGCACACCTCTCACTCGCGGCGATTGGAAGATGTACGTCGATGGCCGCTTTATCTTTGCGTCGGAGGTGATTCTCCGTCCGCTTCTCCGCATGTTCGAATATAGCGTGTGGGACAACGAGGCTAATGACGGACGTGGCGGGTTCTCCTGCAAGTCAGTCCAGAAGCCTACGTTTTCGGGTGAGTTTCCTGACACGACGGGTGGCAATAAGTGTGGTCGCCTGTCGCGTGAAGAAGAGGAGAGTCTCGACAAGAACGATCCTCGTCTTTTGGAATCTCGCTCTGTTGTATGTAATCAGGTCATCTACGGACGCATCAGCGGTGACTTCAAAGATGCAGAAGGTAACAAGGTTCGCCTCAGTGATGAGCCAGTGATTTCATACTTCAAGAAGTCTGGCTTCTTGCCCATCTCTAACTTCATCAATGGTCTGGCGAAGCAGCGTAAGCTCATGGCACACTCTGAGATTATGTTGCGTACTGAGAAGCAGAAGAAGGGTTCAGTGACCTACTGGACTCCACTCCCGACGCTTCACGGGACCACGACTATTAGTGAAGCGGATAAGGAGCTTTTCGGTATGTTCCGTGACATGATCGAAAAGCATAACAACGGTGTCATGGCATCCCACAGGGAAGCTACGAAACTGGTAGTCGAAAGTAGCGATGCTGATTTGGCATCGGACTTCGATGATGCTAACGCTTCTTAGAATCCAAGACTTCATGTCGCAAGCTGTGCAGGGGGACACTAACGTCTCCCTGTCCAGCCTTGATGCGTTCGTTGAAGAGTGTAAGGAAGCAGCGAAACGTCAACTCTCTCGTGAAAAAAGCGACTGGCGCATACGGATGTCAGGTATAGGCAGACCTGTATGTCAGCAGATTCTTGACAAGCGAGGCATCAAAGAAGAGATGGAATATAATTCTATGTTCCGTTTTCTTTTTGGTGACTTCACTGAATCTATCCTCATGCTTGTTATGCGAGAGGCTGGTGTTGATATCGTAGACTATCAAAAGCCTGTAGAGCTTGAGATAGCTGGTCATAAGGTCAAAGGGACCTTAGACGTCATCATACGTGATGAGGCGGGTATAGAGAAGGTGTGGGATATCAAATCCGCTAGTGACTGGGCTTTCAAAAACAAGTTCACAAACTACGGCGGATATGAGAAGATGAAGGAGGATGACCCCTTCGGCTATCTCATGCAGGGGTTTTTGTACTCTGAAGCGTCTGGCCTTCCCTTCGGTGGGTGGATTGTAGTGAATAAATCTAGCGGAGAGGTGGCTGTCGTCGAGGCAGCGGACTGGTCCGGTGAAGATAAAAAGTATTACTTACAGCTTGCTGAAAACAGAATTCAAATTCTCGCTCAAGACGATCCAGAATTCGTAAGAATAAAAGATGTTTTCGAGACGCACAAAAAAGACGGCACAGTAATACGCACAGGTAACAAGGTTCTAGCCAGACAGTGTCAGCTTTGTGGCTTTAGGGCACACTGTTGGCCCGACGCACAGCTTCATGCTCGTGTTACATCCCGTGCTAAAAGTCCCCCTCTTGAGTGGTACTCTAAGTTGAAGATAAAGGAAGTGTGATGCCCTTCCTGTTTATCAACAATTACGATACAGAGCTTCTGGAGATGAACCCGGAAGCTCATCATCTTTATATAGAGTCTCACGTTCAGTTCGGCGGCGAAAGAAAAGTGCGTCAGTTGCGAAACAGTGACAGAGGCTTGCCCCTCACTTTGCGTGAGAACTACAGCGACTTAGGTGCGTTATCCTCAAAGACAGAANAGAGAGATATCGTAGCTGTAGAATCTGAGNTACAAGAAATCGNAGCNGCTTNNAGACGAGGNGNNATTGTATGCGTTCCCCTGACCCCGTTAATCGGAGAGCTTTCAGCTATAGAAAAACTATCCCCAAAGCTAGGAATGTACGTTCTGCAAAGAATGGCGTCGATAGGAATGAGGCTATGAAAAAAAGTTCTGCACAAAAAGCAGGATACAGATCAGCCTTCGAGTTAAACTTAGCTAAGTCTCTTGCTAACAACAATGTTTCTTTTGAATACGAATCTGAGAAACTATCTTATGTTCCCAAGCCTCGTGTGTACACTCCTGACTTTTACTTGCCGGATCATAGCGTATACATCGAAGCGAAAGGATACTTCGACAAAAGCGACAGAGTGAAGATGCAGCTTATCAAAGAACAGTATCCTGACCTTGATATACGAATCGTATTTTTGAATGCTCGAAACAAGATTTACAAGGGGAGCAAAACCTCATATGGTGACTGGGCAACCCGGCACAACTTTGAGTGGGCAGAGAAAAACATACCCGCAGATTGGTACAAAGAAGATGGATGAACTTGAAATGCAAGCGACTATGGAAAAGATGTCGCTTCTCCCCGACAGGTATTACATCATACTAACGCCGTCAGGTGAGGGAGAGTTCCGTCTCACCGCGTATGATACGACTGACAATGAATACGAGACGGACGAAGATTTTAACGCTGCTTTCATAGTGCAAGAAGGTGTTCTCGCTATGATAAGAGAGAAGACCGACGAGATATTCACTGAGGGTGTACACGCTATTCAGGGACAGCTTCTAGACGAAGATAAAACCCCGATAGAGAGCATCTCAGAAAATGTAGTGAAAGTAGACTTTGGGAAGAAGCAATGATCAAGAACAACTGGAACTTGAATAACTATCAGATGCAAGCTCGTAAGTTCGCCATCTATCCAGAGCGCACAAAGATCATCTATCCTGCACTGGGCCTCGCTGGAGAGGGCGGAGAAGTTGCTGACAAGGTAAAGAAGATTTATCGAGACGGGCGGGATGACGCGAAATTTAAGGGAGAGATCGCGAAAGAGATAGGGGACGTTCTCTGGTATTGTGCGATGCTCGCGGAAGACTTAGGATTTTCTCTGCAACAAGTTGCGGAGATGAACATCTACAAGTTGCAGCAGCGTAAAGCTCTTGGTACTATTGTCGGCGACGGTGACAACCGTTGAGACACGAGGAGTATATGAGGAAGATGGCAGAGCAAGAAAGCATGGCGAGTATGCAGAGTGCAGCGAATTTAGCGTGGGCTAACGGTCAGGCGGATATGGTTCACTCGCCGCCCCATTACAATCAAGCAGGAATCGAGTGTATCGATGCTATCCGCGCTGCCACTGACGGCGGGTATGAATACTACCTACAGGGAAATATAATTAAATACTTGTGGCGCTATCGTTATAAGAATGGCGTTGAAGACCTAGAAAAGGCGAAGTGGTACTTGGAGAAACTCATTGAGGAGATAGAGAATGAATAATATGTTACCTACACCCTATCAGCAGTTTATACATAAGTCACGATACGCACGCTGGCTTGACGACGAGCAGCGCCGCGAGAACTGGGATGAAACTGTGTTACGTTACACGGACTTCATGCGTAATCATGTGAAAGACAAGCACAACTTCGAACTGCCAGAGACTGACCTGTTTGAAATCGAACAGGCTATCATCGGTCAAGAGATTATGCCGTCGATGCGTGCGATGATGACTGCGGGTCCGGCTCTCGCTCGTGACAATATCTGTGGTTACAACTGTAGTTACATACCTGTTGACAGTCCCCGTGCTTTCGACGAGTGCATGTATATTCTGATGTGCGGCACAGGTGTAGGCTTCTCTGTTGAACGTGAGAACGTGGACAAGCTGCCCGTGATAAGTGACGGTATGCAGGACACGGACACAGTTATCAAGGTTGGTGACTCGAAGCCCGGATGGGCAAAGTCTCTGCGCGAGTTGATCGCTCTTTTGTANGCCGGTCAGATTCCTATGTGGGACTTGTCTGATGTTCGCCCATCAGGTGCGCGTCTCAAAACTATGGGTGGTCGTGCCTCTGGGCCGGGACCTCTCAATGATCTCTTTCACTTCACTGTTGAACTGTTTCGTAAAGCACAGGGCCGTCGCCTCTTCCCGATTGAGTGTCACGACTTGATGTGCAAGATCGGTGAGATCGTTGTGGTTGGTGGCGTCCGTCGTTCTGCCCTGATCTCTCTGTCGAACTTAAACGACGATCAGATGGCACACGCCAAGTCGGGTGCGTGGTGGGAGAACGAGGGACAGCGTGCCCTCGCTAATAACTCCGTTTCCTACAAAGGCAAGCCAGAGATGGGAACCTTCATGCGTGAATGGCTCGCTCTCTACGACTCAAAGTCCGGAGAGCGGGGCATCTTCAATCGTGAAGCAGCGGACAAGCAGGTGGCTCGTAACGGACGTCGCGAGACAGGACATATGTGGGGCACGAATCCCTGTTCAGAAATTATCTTGCGTCCGTATCAGTTTTGTAATCTGTCGGAAGTCGTTGTCCGTGAGAGTGACACACTCAAAGACTTGAAACGAAAAGTCCGTCTTGCTACGATACTGGGGACTATTCAATCAACTCTAACTGACTTCAAGTATCTGAGGAAGGTATGGAAAATCAACACGGAAGAAGAACGCTTGTTGGGGGTATCCTTGACTGGTGTCATGGATCACTCCGTGCTATCAAAGACCGTAGACTCTCCTCGCTGGCTCGAAGAGATGCGCGACGTCGCCGTCACTACAAATCAGAAATATGCAAGTTTGCTGAAAATCCCCACAAGCGCTGCTATTACGTGTGTCAAGCCGTCGGGTACTGTGTCTCAGTTGGTAGACGCAGCAAGCGGTATCCACGCTAGACATAATGACTACTACATCCGCACAGTTCGTGGCGACAATAAAGACCCGCTCACCAAGTTTCTCAAGGAACAGGGTGTGTATTCTGAGGCGTGTGTGATGAAGCCAGATTCTGTGACGGTGTTTTCATTCGCTATGAAATCACCTGAGTCTGCGGTGATACGCACACAGATGACAGCCATTGAGCAGCTAGAGTTGTGGAAGACGTATGCGATTCACTGGTGTGAACACAAGCCGTCTGTTACTATCACCGTAAAAGAACACGAGTGGATGGAAGTCGGAGCGTGGGTGTATGAAAACTTCGATGTAGCATCTGGTGTTTCATTCCTTCCGCATTCTGATCACACGTATCAGCAAGCGCCGTATCAAGACATCGAACGTGAAGATTATCTTGAGTGGCAGCAAGAGCGCGGAAAATTAGAGATAGACTGGGCTGCGCTTTCTGTGTACGAAAAAGAAGATAACACTTCCGGTTCACGCGAGCTTGCGTGTACGGCGGGTGTGTGTGAAGTGGTAGACCTCAATGCTGCTTAATACCGTAACTGAAACTCAAGAAAAAGGAGAGTAGTGATGCTTATGTTAGTTGGACCGTTCATCATCAAGTTCGCTTGGGCCGTCGCAATTATTGACGCTGGCGCATCCGCAGCAGGAATGAAATAGTGAAAAAGAAGACAGAGGCCAAAGATAGCAGGCCCGTCTGGAAGCGGGGAAAAGACTGGATACAGTTTAGTCCTCCCCGCAACCATCCTACCCATGAAGAATGGAGAAAGATCGTTGATAGAAGTAAAGATAACGCCTCACCTGATAGAGAGAGCTAAAAAGAAAACTGCCACTGTAGGCGTCCTACAGGGCAGCATCACGGGCAGTAAGAGTCATGTGGTAGGGGCTATAGGCGAGCTTATCGTAGCAGACGCTACGGGCGCTCTAGAGGCGAATAACAGGGACTACGATCTCCTGCTAGGTGAGAAGCGCATCGACGTGAAAACGAAGCGCTGTAATACTAAGCCAAAAGATTATTACGACTGCTCTATCGCCGCACACGGCACGAAGCAAGACTGTGATTCATACATCTTCGTTCGCATCACAACGAATATGGATCGTGCGTGGATTCTTGGAGAAGTCGATAAGAAAACATTTTATAAAGATGCAGAATTTCACCGTCGGGGTGATATCGATCCGGACAACGGGTTCGTGTTCAAAGCAGACTGCTACAACCTCCCGATAAATAAGTTGAGTCCTATCTATGAAGCAAGCGGCTAACCTCTTTCGTCTCGAACTAAATTTACTACGAGACGGTAACGTAGAGATCACCTGTGACTCTGTTCGTCCAGAAGACTTCGAACGCTCAATGAATCAAGGGATGCCGGAGTATGAGGGTTCACACTCAGTAGCATCCCTAATTCGTTATTTACGGTCTATCGGAGATGAAGCTGTAGAGAAGTCTAAGCTTTACGTGTAGACATAGCCTTTTGAATGGCTTTACCACGAGCCGTTTCGTACTCGTCTAGCCTACCATCTTTATTTAAGTCAGATTTCTCCTTGTCGATAGCGATGTCACCCTTTGACATTCCCATCATGCGGGTATTCGCCAACGACTTGGGCTGCTGCATCATCTGATTCTGCATCTGATTTTGCTGACCTTGTGTCGCAGTCATCTTACCGCCCCCGTAAGCTTTCTTGCGGGGTTTTTTAGTAGCCATGCCGCCGTACATCATGGGCTTCCTGCGAGCGGCACCGCCATACATCATGCCCTTACGAGGGCCGTTATTGTACGACTTCTTCATCTTCATTTTCCTCTTCCTCTGAAGGCATGGGGTTGTGGATCGTTCCGAATGTGCGGAGGTTTTCTCTGTCCGCCAGAACTTCTTCTAGTGTGGCGATGTTCTTGCCTGAGAGATACACGCCTTTTGCTATGTGAGCGTAGATACGAGCTTGTAGGGTGTCGAAGTCTGTCTTCGTCAGTGCGTCAGGATTAGTAAGAATCTTACCCATGACCAGCGCTGCTTGTGGATCGTTCAGGGCCATTTCCATAAGACTCTGTTGATTGATGAGCATAGCACGAGTGGCGAGTTCTGTGCCGACATACAGCGGACTGACCATGCCCCGTGCGACGTTGAAGATACGGGAGAATGCAGACTCGATAGTCATAAGCCCACTCGCACCTCCGCGACGGAAGTCGAGGCCGTCTCCCATCGCTGTGGATGTCCAGTCTCTCATGCGTTGGATGGACTTGGTGTGCTTCTCCCCTAAGATTTCATTCATCAACTTGATCTGATTCGGATCAGATGTAATCTCGTTGAAGATTTCACCCTCCAACGACATCAACTCTAGAGGCTCTCCTTCCGGGGTGGGCTTGCTTGCTGTAGTCTTGACACGACGACGAGCCTTTGCGAAAAGCCCCTCTACGTACATGTACTTCATGGCCTTCAATACTTCCGGACGGGAGAGGCCGGAGGTCGAGGTTAGCTCATCTACTTTTTTGTTGAAAGAGTTAGGAGTGGCGTTCGCGAAGTACACGTCAAAAAACGCCTCTTTACGATTGACGAGTCCCGTGTCGAAATCAAGTTGTTTTACGATGCTGTTCAAGCTTTGCAACTCTTGCTTAGCTGCAACACCCAAGACCCCATTTATCGGATCGAGATCAGCCCTGAGTTTTTTGTACTCATTTTGATACTGCTTGTTGTTCGCAAGCATCGTGTCGAACTCGATGTGGAAGTAATCGATGGAATCGAAGTTGGCCCCTCGAATGACGTCTTGATTGCCGTTCGAGTCTAGGATGTCTACCGACAGTTCATTTTCAATCTCGAACATGCGATGAGCGCGATTGATGTTCAAGGCTCCTATGCCCTTCGGAAGGTCTTGCATACCCTCTTGCAAAAGCTCAACAGCTACGTCTGTCTTTTCTAGGTAGTTACGGGCTACACGATGTTGAATGTGAGCCTCTAGCAGGTTCTTGTAGATGCCGTATGCCTTCGCCTGATCTGGATCGCGCATATCAATTTCCATGTTACCGTCGGCATTTCGCTTGCCGCCGATAGCATACAAGATTCTGTCATTTTCTTTATTGAGTTGCTTCAACAGATCAGCATGTTTTTGTGATCCGGCACGCACGTTCAATAGCTGCGTTGATATGTCAGCTATCTTGAGGAACGGAGCCTCCGGATGATCTCTGTCAATGTTCCTGTAGCCATACGGTCCTTCACCTTCAGGACGATCTGCAGGGTCCCTTCTCACACGAGACGCAAGGGCCGGACCCATCCACGCATAATCAACCTTCGCATCTGTTCGTGCGCCCACTTCATCCCTGTAGGTCCTGCGTGCTAGTTCAATTTGTTTTTTGACTGCCGGGTCTAGGTCGCCGTAAGCGGTGGTAATCAGCTTACGCATCTCGCTCTTGACCCTGTTGATTTCTGCTGCGTCTGTTTTACCCCCGATGCCGCGAAGCTCGAAGAAACGGTAGAGGTCTTCTGCTTCGGAGAAGCTAGCGCTGAGCAGTTGATCCGCTCCCTCACCCTTATTTTTGATGGCTTCAATAGCGATGTCGAATTCTGTTATGTCTTCGCCATCCATCTCGGCACGCTGCCTTTTCAGGGCTGCGATATCTTCGGCAGTGTATCCCATCTTGATAAGTTGACGCCTAGCCATAGTATTGAATGTGCCCAAGACAGCACGTCCGTCAGTCTTCAGGAATTTTCCGAAGTCTGTAAGCTGTTCAGCAATCGGGCGATCTTCTATGTCGCCTGAAAGTTTAGCTAGTCTTTCTACAACATTGACAAGATTAAACTCTCTGCCGCCAAGAAGGACGTCTACTTTTTCGTATTCTTTTCTAGCTCTAGCACGACGACGTCCGTATGTGATGTCGAGCAGGAGATCAGCGTTTTTACGAGACTCTTTGATAAACTCGCTCCGCTCCATGTCTGCGGCAAATCCTCGTAGATTTGTTGCTTGTTCGTTTGCTGAGTCTAGCATGTTTTGATGAGCGCGTTCGACGATCTGTCCTCGTGCTATAACACCCTGTACAGTGCCCTCTGGCAGGATGGACATTCCTTCTAACTCTTCAGCCATACGCAACAGGTCATCGACCATCGTGCTGTCAGTATCACCTGCGGTGAGCATACCGATGTTTCTTGTGTAGTTATCTAGAAGAAGAACAAGCTGCTGTTGCTTGACAAAGATAGCTTCGCGCTGCCTCTCTGCTCCGCTTTCTAGATCGGCAATAAATCCTTGCAACTGGGCGTTATCACCTATGTTGATACCCTCTGCCGCAAATTGTTCTCGGATGAGTCGGATGTTGGCATCGATACCCTGTGCCAGCACCATCTCTTCTCCTGTAGCTCGGATGAGAGATTGCATGTCATTTGCATCAGTAAGCTTACCCGCAGTGACGAGATCGATTTTACCCTGCTGGAATTCGATGAGAGGGGCGAGTCCGGATGCCTTTGCCACACTTAGGTGCAGCTTACTCATGATCTTTTCGCGACCTTCATCCGACATATCCAAAGCTTTGAGGTCATCGTCGTAGCTCTGCATCATCTCCGTGTAACGAGTGAGGGCACGATGTACCTCCTCGCGAGATTCTTCCGGCATTGCCCTGAGTATACGATTGAACTGATTGAATGCCTTCACACGAGTATCGTCAAAATTAAAGCCGCTGATCTCTAGGGCTTCCCGCATCGCTCCCTCATCAGCATTCAAGATAGCATTGCGAGGGATCATCGGGAACATGTCGGAGTTCTCAAGAAGAACAGCAACATCAGTGAACAGGCCCTCTGTCATAGCGTCGCCTGTTCGAAATACTGTGCGTGCGCCAAGACCGACAACGGCTGGAGTGACGAGGGGAGCGGTTATACCCACGATGATTTCAGAGGGAACGCCGAATACGTCCATGTTCGGCAGATATGTCTGTGCAGAAGCGACAGCACTTGCGATTAGAACTTCGTCTCTCATAGCCGCTGTTACATACGGACTCTTTCCGATACTTGCTTTGTATCTGTCCCGGTTAGCTACAGCAACTCTCCGTGCTTCTTCTAGGGGCGCGAGCTTTTCGTTTATGTCGGGATCGATACGACCACTTTTCGGAGCGTTCAGTGCTTCTATTTGTGCGTCAATGTCGGCTATGTTTTGATCGTACTGTTTTAAGTTTTGATTTATGTCGGTGAGAGTGTTACCGATGTTTAGCTGATTTTTCCGAGATGCTTTACCGATAGCACGAGTAACTTGCGCGACTCCGGGAACATAACCAGCAGCTTTGCCCACCGTGTTGCGGGTGCCGTACCAGACCTTAGCTATGGCGCTATTTGCGTCCCTGAAGTCATTCTTTCTAAGCCTTTCCATAACTTCTAGATCAGTCATAGATGCAGGATACTGACCGAAGTCTACGGACTCTTTGTCGCCGCTGCGTGCGCGAGCATCTGCGACACGTCTTACAGAGCTTTTAGATGCGGACTCAACTAACTTCACGCCCCCGTAAGTAAAACCGGCTTGCTGTGTGAACAGAAGAGCCGCTTTAGCAGAGAAGGGCAATTCGTTGTACGTGAGTTCTAGGAGAGCGTTGGCAACTTGTGGCGGAAGTCCCACGTCACGACGCTTGACTTTGCCGTCTTCTCCCCGGACACGCTGTAGCGTGCCATCCTCTCCGATTTCAAGTAGCTGCTCTGTGTGGGTTTCGTTCCACGCATCTCGTCCGTATTCTCTGATGAAGTTAGCTTTATACCAGCGCTGTAATCCTGCCACACGATCATCGGTAAGAATGTTACTACCGAGAAGTTTCTCACCAAATTTAATAAATCCGCTCTCTGCCATGCGTCTTCCGAAAGCGTCGGGCAGTTCATCCCCAAAGGGTCTTTCTGAAGTTACTGCATCTTTGACTGCAGCAACTCCGTTGTACATCATGGGGAAGACGTAGGGCGTGCGTAACACGTCCCCCGGAACATTTCGTATCTCACGAAAGGCTGTAGCGAAAGTCTCACCGTTTGAGAACTTATTCATGATGAGTCGTTTGCCCTTCAAACCGAAGTTGACGTGATCACCCACCATGACATCACGGAGACGGGTGTTCTGCGACGTGATGGCTTCCATAGCCTGAACAAATCCCGCTGGCATACCCTCTGTTAGTTCTTTCGGCAGTCCGAACTCGAACGGAACAACAGGCTCCGTCGGATCGGCTTGAGGCACCCTGTTTGCAGAGACGTACTCTTGAAGAAGCTGTCCCCTGAAACCCTGCTCGTTTCTCGCTTTTTCAAGAACGCTAGGCTCTAGTGCCCTGCCGTTAGGCAAGAATACGTCGCCCCCGTTAGCTTTAATTGCTTCATTTATGTCGCGAGCGTTGATGATCGCATCAAATTTAGCGGTTAGAGCGTCTGGGCTGTCCTGTATACCGCGCTGTTTTTTGACGTCTTCTCTGGCTATCGACGGAATGTCTACGGTTACTTTATCTTCCGAAGCACCAGCAGTTTCGTCAGTGTCCCCGCCTATAACTACACTCTTAGGCTTAGAGACACTCTTAGGGAGCATAGAGATGTCTTGATCGAGGGCTGTCGCCATTATGAAGTTACCTCAACAAATTCGTCGCCGCCCTCATTCGGACCCGACTGAATAATCCGTTTCTTGAATGTTTTGCCCGGATAATCTGGATGTGTGTATCCGTCCGGACCTTGTGTCATGCCTTTAGCTCTAGCGTCGAGAGAGTCGATAGTGATGGGGCCTTCCGGCTTAGGCTCGACGGGCTGTTCTTGCGGGGCTTCCGGCTTAGGGGGTGTTGCTGCTCCTGCTTCCGGCTTAGTGTCGGGAAGCTCGCCGGTCTTATAGGTGCCAGTCTTTTCATCGTAATATACTGTGCCCCCTTCTTCGGTAGCGGCTTCAGCCAGTTGTTGTGTCTTTCTAATTTCTTGTGTTTGCATAACACCCTGAAGACCGCGCTCCGTTCCGCTACCCATTCTGCCAGTCGTGCCCAAAACTTCTCCCTGTCCTTCTTGTGCAGGTGTCGAAGGTGGCAGGTCTTCCTGCTTAGTATCTACTTCGGAGTTGTTGAATACTTCATCGGAAGTTTCAGGACCGCCCTCTGGTTGTGTCTCTGGCTCAACATCACTGGCTCCACCAGCGCTTTTCTGTGTGATAACGCCGTCGTCTATGAGGTCTTTTATAGTGCCAGTCCGGATGACAGTGCCCCCCGATCCGATGATAGCGCCTGACTGTCCGCCCTCAAGAATCATCAAGGTGCCTTTGCCACCCTTAACCACGAATATTTCACTCTCTCTCGCGCCTTTCAGGTCATCGGCTGAGATAGGTCCTGTGTCTCCAAAACGTCCTATAGCAGGCTTGTAGTTGGCCCTAGTCCACGTCTTTAGAGCGTTGTCTCTAACTTCCATGTTACGAAGCATCGTGCGTAGCTCGACTGTCATGCCCTCAGAACCGTAAGCAAGGACAGCGTTATTTATGTCGTCGAGATTTTTTATCTGATTATCAAGTGATAGCATGACCTGCTCGATAGATAGAATAGCACCCTTCTTTGTGGTGTACCCGCCCGTCAGTTTTTGGAGGTTACGTTGGAGGTCACCATCCGAAAGACGTCCTGCGGAGTCTTCAGCACGAGCCATGTTTGCTGCGATGATGAAGGCGAGGGTGTCACGCGCTGCTCGTTCTCCCCCCTTTGCCTTACTGAGCGCAATAGCTTTCATGCTGTCGTAGTCTTCGTGATTTTCGTCAACTCCAATCATTGACAAAAACTGATCTACTGTACCTGTGTCTCCTAGAAAAGCTTCAACCGCTCCAACAGCCGAATCGAGCAGAGTTCCTTTCACTGTGGTGATATCAGATACGATATTCTTGTAGAGTTCTAGCTGTTGACGGGCCGTGGTTGCAGAAGACAGGCGTGTTTTAAATTCATTATAACTAACGCCGCCCATGACGGACTTGAAGCCCTCTTCTCGGTTCGTTCCGATTTTGTAGGCGTCCTCTGTCATCAAGCCTTCGTTGATCAAGCCTCTCTCGTAGACACTGAGAACGTCACCCATGAGTCCGCCTACGATTGTCATCTGTAGATCGGCATCGTTCGTAATTTCAGTCTCAAGGTACTCACCAATCTTGAGAACGGTGTCAGTGCTAGCGAAGTTTATCTTCTTCCCTTGCGTAGTCTGGCTAGCAATGTTGGTGACGTGCGCAAGTGCTTCACTCAATTTATCTATACTGTTGAAGTTCTTAGAGAAGCCGTACATCCACTCGTCTAGGGTAGCACCCTTCGACTCTGCTACGGTAGTAAGGACGCCCATGTCAGCACCGAACATTTCAAAAGCGCCGCTTGAGTACGCCATGAAATCATCTTCTCTGCTGAGTGCGCGTATGTCTTTTCTAAATTGAAAGTCATCCGTAGGCGTCAAAAGATGAGAGGATACTATGGTAAAAGCACCCTTATCTGTATCTTCGGTCCGTCCCTCTCTGCTGTTAAACACACCGGCTGTAGCTTCTTTTAGAGCATCGAACCTGATGCCCCTCTCGGCAGTCGAGTTCAGTCCGAGAAGATCAACCCACTCGTCGTAGTTTGCGAATGACTGAGGAGAGAAAACAAACTTTTGTCCCTCTTGTGTGCTAGCTCTCAAGCCTTGAATACGGTGAAGCATACGCTTTTTGTATTCTCCCTTGAGAATGTCCATATCTCCAGCGTTGGCCTTGAAGTGAGCGTCGAATGCTTCCTTGTCCTTGTTACGGTGATCGTTTAGGGTCTGGAACCACAGGTTTGATTCTTTGTCCATGTCACCACGATCTGTCGTGTATCGCTCATACAGATCATCGTCCATGCTGATTTGATACGTGCCGGTGCCGGGGAGGTAGTTGTTACCTACGGAGTCGAGAAGCCCCTGCATGGACGTCATGTCCATAACAACGTCCTCTCCGCGTGTGCCGAAGATGTCGATAGGCTTCTGGTTGTCTAGGTTTTCGAAACCTTTTTGAACCATCTCTTGAACAGCGTTGAAACCGCTCTTAGTGGCATCCCCCTCTAGGACGGCCTTGAGAGCCATAGACTCGTACTCTTTGAGCCTATCGCGCTCAGCAGTGCGACGTGTCTGTTCCCGTTCGATGTTCTGCGTGAAGCCCTTGACGAGGCCAGCAGCAAATGCGGCTCCGATACCCATCTTATTCCGACTCCTTCTCGTCCATCATATTCATAAAGTTTTCTGGTTCTGGTGCTTGAGGTATCGCGCCCCTGCGAATATCTTCGTTCATCTTTTCTTTGATGACAGCGAACATCTGAGGATTGTTTTCTTTCATCATCGAGAAGAATGTACGATCATCCATCTCATCACTTGCAAGCTCATCGTTGTTCTCAAAGAACCGATACGGAATGCCCTCTTCCTCCGCCATGCCAGCAATAGTCAAAGCGAGTGGGCCTTTGATAAGCACTGCGACGTCCGGCGTAAAACGCCCCTCTTGAAAGCCTTGAATGAGATACCCCTCTACGAGAGCCTCTACAGACACACCGACCATAAGAAGTTTCATCAACTCCGTCTGTTGACGAGGTTGTTCGAGAGCGTCGACGGCCTCTTGCAGGACCACCTCCGGATCGACATGACGGGGAGGTTGACCCCACGGCCAGCGAGAGTTATCGAGTGTCAAGCTGTGTCCCGGAGGCGCTGTAGCGAACGGGTCTTTAGCCTCTATAGTTCCGACTTCGGGGGTTGCTCTTGAAAGTTTCATCGTACATCAATCTCTCTGAGTGACGGAGCTTCGAGGGCAGCAGTCTTTTTACCTTGACGTGTGGTCGGAGACACGACCCCTGCGTCACGGAGCATAGAATTTAATTGATTGTCACGGGAGCCGGACATGAGAGGTTGCACCCGCCTCTGAACCGTGGGATTGCCGTAAAGACGTTGTTGAACAGGATCGAGACGCATAGCTCTCGTCCCCGGATCACCCCGCGTCAGTTCTTGCACGCTGCGATTTTCCCGTGCAGTTGCAGGAGTGAATACGCCCCCTGTCAGTCGACCGTCTTGACCCATGAGTCCCTGTGACTGAAGAAGTGCCTGTGCGCCCTGCTTCACAAAAGGAGAAATCATAAAACCACTAGACTTGCTAGAGGCTGCAGTTTGAGCAGCTTGTCCTCCAAATCCGCCACCTGCAAAGAGGGCAAGACCTACGCCCAGTGCTGTTTTAAGTCCGAATGCCATCAGCCACTATCTCCACTGCCTGACGCTCCCATCCACGCAGCAACCCAGTTGCCGATACCCATAGCGAGGGCGTCTTTTTGTTCTTGTTTGTAAAGTTCTTTTGTATTGGCAAATTCCATAGCCATGATGCCGACTTCATGCTGCCGTTGAAGGTAGGATTCTCCCTTTTGGAAGTTCCACGCGGCGACATCGCGGTACTGTTGCCACAGATTATTTAGTGCATTTTGTGAGGCGTTAAAGACGTTCTGAACATCTATTCTGTTCGACTCATTCTGGGCGGCTGTGTTTGCGGTATTGACGTCTCTGCGCCACACAGCGTTAGATTGATCTACAGCGTACTGCATGTTTGCATTGAACTTGTCGCGAGCGTCTCTCAAAGAAGCACCGTACTGCGTCATAGCGTTTTCTTCACTCGTATTGAACTGCTCCATAGCCGCTAGGCGGTTAGCGTTCGCTGTTTCAACTTGTGCGCCAAGCTCAGCGAAAAACTCTTCTACTTGTATTTCGTTTTTAGCGTTGAGTTGAAGACGGGCGTTATCCGCAGCCGCATCTTTGAACAGGGCTTGAGTGAGCGCGTTGTACGACAGGGTGTTAGCCTGTTGCTGCGCCTGCATATTTTTAGTTTCGGTGGCAAGAAGAATTTGCGCGTTTGTGACTGCGGACTGCATCCGTGCAGACAAGTTAGCCTTGTCCATAGCGGCGAATGTAGCGGAATTCTTCAACGCCATTTGCTGCGTGTTATTCAGGTTTGCAAGCTGCATCGTCTGATACTTTTTTGCATCATCTGCAGCAATACCAATTCCAGACTCTAGGACAGCCTGAGTCATAGCCATAGCGGCCATAGACGAGCTACCAAGACCGCGAGCCTGCATCACACCTGAAATCTTACGAACAGCCGGTGCTGCCCACGCTGGCAGAGGCTCTCCAGCCTCGATGCTCGACATGAGCTTGCCTAGCTGAAATGACGTCGTGGCTCTTTCGTCTAATTCAGCCGTTGCAGCAACACCTATAGACTCCGGAGAAACAGTGCCCTGAATCTCTTCGAAGCCCATGTCCGTGTCTATCGTGGCTGCTTTTGCTTCTCCTATTCGAGGAGTAATTTCTGTTGTTTGAGCTAGCTGCCCTAAGTCTTGCGTTGCAGTGGCAGCTATATTCGATAGACCTGTCGGATCAGCTTGGGCTGTGGTAAGTTGATTTACAGGATCGAGCAGCGTCCCCTCTGTGTCAAGGAGAGTATCTGGGGTTGCAGTTATTTCTTCGGTGGTGCTTCCCGGAAGAGGTCGCCCACCGAGCGTCCCCATTTTACTCACTGCAGTTTTAAGCTGCTCTTCGTTGTTTATCGCCATTACCTAATTCCCATAAATACTGTGACGACCATAGCCACGACTAAAATCGTACTCCCCATAATCATCGCCTCAAGCCGCCACATGCGCTTGTCGAGGGCGTCGAGCTTTTCTTGGACAGCAGCGTAGCGGATAGCACACTCCTTCTCGTGTGCTTCGAGTTCCATCTGAGTTTTGAGTACGGGTTCCATCGCCAGCTTCATCAGTCGGCGTCAAGGATTGTCAAGTCACCGGCTGCGACCTGTCGCATGATTTCGTCGTAGTGGCGGTTGCCGGGGACAAGAGGCACGGACAGTGTAACACCATCAACCACTACCGTGATGCTAGTATTATCACCATCAAAAGCGACGTATTGTGCTGATGTAATATTCATCTCATCCATGTTTACAACTCCGCATCTAGCGTTATTCTATTTGTGTTACTGCTATCTCTAGGTCCAAAATGTATCCTGCCACCTGTTATGCTAGAAAAGTTTGGCATGTTGAAAAAAGAAAAATCTGGGCTATTAGCGATCAATGCAACAGAGGCGCTTGATTGAACTCTATCATAACTATACCCGTCGGTAATGTTCAACACCCCCGTCGTACCTAAAGTTGGTGCGGCTCTCATTTGAACTACATGTGATCCCATTCCTCTGGAATCAGTTGTTCCTGTGCCGGGTCCAGAAAAAGATGGAAGTTCGGCAAAATACCTCTGACATCTACGCAACTCATCCGCAAACGAACGATACTCGAACGGCGTGGCCTGAGAACCAACTTCAAGCTGAGCACCCGTTATTTCAAATGTATTTGATGTGGCTGAAAACAATGACTCAGTACCTACAGCACGATTTGCGTTACTTACAGACGCCCAAGTTGCAGGTAAACTGCCGCTGGCATAGTTTGAGCCAGCGTGAAGCCATATAATTAAGTATAAACTTAACGCATTATCATCATCAAACTTGCCTGTTGTGTCTGCTGGGAATGTTAACTCCACACGACTCCAAGATGAAGTTACAGAAAATGTTTGGGCAACATGTCGTGTGTTGTCTCCATCATACATTTCAACGCAATATGTTTTTGCAGTGCCTTTCACATAGAAAGAAAAGGTAAATTCTTCTGCGTCAGAATAACCCTTTTTAAAAGACTGTAAGTCTTGCCCCTCAAATACTTGGCTTAATTGAAACGCCTCACCAGCAGATATACTTGTGTCTGCTGTTGTGACCTCGTGTTTAAGGGAGTTTGGAAATCCAGCAAGGTCTGTCACCGATGCTTGCGATTGAGTAACCCTTCCAGCAAGACTAGCCACAAATACTTTCCATCTATCTGCTGTAAAATACCCGTCTGCTCCACCTATGTCGGTCACTGAGGTTGCCCGTTGCGCCACCTGTACCGCACCGTTGGTAATCACGTTTCTACCTGACAAACCACCGGCATCTGCCGAACCGGCCAAGTCTGCGAATTCTCTAGCTCTGCTCATAGGATGCTCCGTGGGTTATTGGTTTGTGTAGTAAACCGCAGTTACCATAATGTATTTGGGGTTTCCGACTACAGTTTGTGCGCCACTCACGGTGCCATCTTGTATGGCGGTTATAGCAGTGCCGCCAGTGTTCACATAACCATTGTATGAATTATTAGTATATGTGTCGTGAGTGATGACGGCGGCGGTGTATCCACCATTATTATTAAAAGGCAAGCCACCTACCGTGCCAGTTACCGCAGACGTAACATTTAGGCTATCGCCATATACAGTAACAAAAACCTGCCTACCAATCTTNANATAATANCCNGTTGCAGTTGTTGACGAGCCANTAAAAGTAGCGGTCCAAGTGCCTTCCTCGTANTCGTCNAGGTGATTGACGGCAGCAGTGCCGCCGATGTATGCACCGCCGCCAAGATAGAGGTCTTTGTAGCGAACAGACCCGTCTCCTAAATCAATCGTATTATCTGTGTTTGCCCCTGTGTGCGTTACTGGTCGTAGCTCTGAACCAGTAAATCTGATGCCGCAACTTTCATTATCAGCAATGTAAAGGTCACTATTAACAACGCCAATAACACCAACACTCGACCCATCTTTTTGCACATCAACGACTGCACCATCGCTTGTCGCACGGTCTAGGGTCAACACCGTTGCGCCATCGTCGTCAACAGTCAGGCCGTTGGACATGATGACCGCACCGTTGAACGTACCGCCAGACGACTGAGATACCGTGTCAGCCACAGTAAAGATGTCATAGACCACCACCTCAACCACGTCACCGTTAGCTAGTGCCGACAGACCGCCGATGGTGTTTGCTGTCGTAGTGTTGTAGTCCGTGCCAGCAACCAGCGACACACCGTTCAGGTACACGTCTACGTACTCACCGTCGCTAAACGACAGAGTTTTGTTGTCGTCGTCCGTGCCACTGATGCTTGTTGCACCGCCGCTTGTCTGCGTGAAGTAGTAGCGTATGCGGACGCCAGTGCCTGATGGTGATTTGCCGATATATGCCATGTCTGTTTTGTCCGTAAGGTTACGATGCCGTTGTATAAATTAGTGACAGGTAAAGGTATCTGCTTGCGCCTGCTGAGTGTTGAACAGAACCCCAGATATTTGACCCGTGAAGTGTATGATAGAACCAGACTTGTGTGCTACTAGCCCAGAAAGGTGTAATGTTTGCGACAGTGCTTCCTACATTAAAAGTGTTTTGCGACATTACGTTGCCCATTGGAACGGTAAAATCACTATTGAATGGCATCCCGCTAATGACAACACCTCCTGATGCACCCGTGGTGTTCACACCAACAAACGTAGCACCAGCCCAAACCATAGTTCCGACTTTTTTGTAAGTAGCAGTCGTAGCAAGAACAGTGGCGGATGGATTAGTGGTTGTGCCAAGCATCTGTGCTGTCCAAGTTCCCTCCTCATAATCGTCAAGAGTATTGCCATCAGTATTTGATGTCACGCCAAGACACACGCCTTTTGCAGCAGTGCCAAACAGAAGGTCGCCCGATGACACTGTGACATCCGTACTAGACACAGACATACCTGTGATGCCGCCATTAGTAATCTTGCTTAGTGCCATCAGGCTTCTCCGTTAGGTAATCTCTTGCGAATCTGCAAAAGTTTCGTAGGCAGACTTGATACTGTTAGTCCACACGGCGTTGCACACGGCTTGTATGGCCGCGTCTTCACCGCTGATGTCGGTGTCGCCCCACGTGTCGCCAGACTTGGTGCGCGGGTGCAAAACGTGCCGGTGATAACTTCGGCTGATTTCCACGTCATCATCTTTGATAATGGTTGATTTGCGAACCTGCACAGCCTTGTATGGTCCACGAACTTCACAGTCGTATTCGTATTCTTTTGTCAGTGCCATTGTATACTCCTTCTATTTATCGTCGCATGGCTGCGACCTGTCCAACCCCTACCTCTGGTGGGGTTATACCTCGTATGTGCCGCCGACCATCATATCAGTGCCGTTTTGAACGTGCGCCGCATTGAGAAGGTCAACGCCACCGCTACCGTTAGAACCATACGGTAACGCAATAGAACTATTCGGTGATGCAAAACAAAATTGCATCGTGTCGCCATCGAATCTTTGTCCACTCACAGCACTATTAATCCACCAGCTAAAAACGGTATTATTGTTAGCAACATTTTTAACAGTAAATGGCAGAGTAATCCTCAAACTACCCGCTACCGTGCCTTTGTTTGCTATAGAGACATAGGCATTGAAGCTGACACGATTCCCTACTTTTGTGTAACGACCAACTTGCGCTGAATACGTCAGCGTTCCGATGCCGTCAGTTGCAGAGATGGCCGGTGTATAGGTGCCTTCCTCGTAGTCATCCAACGCATTTGCCGACGCCGTGTCGCCGAAAAACTTTACGCCATCGCTGTCTACACGAAGCATTGACGTACCGCCCTGCACCTTAAATTCTAATTGCTGTCCTGCAATTACAAGGTTTGCCCAGTAACCGTTATTCCCAGAAACGACCCTGACATTGTTGTTGGTATCGCCGTGACCAGAACCAGCGCTGTTATCTAGGTGTAGAATATTTTCACCAGATGAAGTGCCTTTGAAATGAGTAAGGCTTTGAGGGCTGTTAGTGCCGACGCCCACACGACCGGTACTCGTATCGACCTTGAGATTACTGGTATTGACAGTCAGGTCGCCGGTAAACGTACCCTCCGTAGCTGTCAAGGCACGGTCAGAGGGATGTGTGGCTGTCTGGATAGCCTTACCCTGAAACACAACGTAGAAGTCATCAGTTGAGGCAATGCTGCCTGTCATAGTCAGCGCAGTGCCACTCACTGTGTATGCAACACCCGGCTCTTGGCGCACGTTGTTAACGAACACCTCAATCTCTTGTGGATTGCCAACAGCATTGTCGAGAGTGA